GTTTTGGAGAAGCGTAAGCTACTGGCCATGTTAATGTTGTTACTTTACCACCAACATAATTAATAGTAGCCGTTGTTGTTGTAGGCTGTCCTATACTTAAAATCCCTGTTACCGAAACCAGTTGATCTTGACTGTTTGTACCATGTGCGTCTAAGACGGGGATACGTATAAATTTTTCCATAATAATAATAATTTATGAGTTAATAATAATTTATGCAATAGCAATATCAGATACCGCGTATGTAGGGATTGCAACTCTACTTACTAAAGTCCATGAAGTTATCAATGCTTCTTGAGCTTCTGACTGTATAAAACTTCTGAATTGTGTTCCTGAGTTTGTTGCTGAAGCTGCGCCTACAGTTGCGTGAGTAATAGTTATTACCTTCCCGCTTCCGTAAGTTAAAACTGTTGAAGTAGCTGAGGCCGCCTCTACAAGCTTTAAGTCATTACAAGGTACTAGTTGGCTTCCCTCGCCAGTAACCGGTATACTTAAAAATTTATCCATAATAATAATAATTTATGAGTTAATAAAGCATAAAGATAGCAAAAAAAAAGCCGCCCTTTTAGGCAGCTCTTTTCTTGATTAATATAAATACTTACTCAGCATCTACACGCTTTTTCAAAGCCTTGTAGACCTCTAGTCCGTCATCAGACTGGAAGAATGAAGCTACCATATAGTAGTGGTCTTCTCCAAAAGGTACTGACAACATTTTCTTTTTGTTTTTTGGCAAGTTGTAATAAACATCTTTTCCGTTGTTTCTTAAAGCTATTAAGTTCTTTGTAAACATCTGAACCACATCATCTTGTAAATCAAGCATAGGGTCATTAACAGCTGATAAGAAATCATCAGGTTCTTGTTTTGCGTATAGTAAGATGTCTCGTTTTAATTCTGACGTAGACATTGAATCAACATGCGCTCCAAATAAAACTCTAGAAACTGTAACTAATTTCTCTAAAGACAATTGCTTAGCTTCAATTTGAGCATCTAAAGCTCTTTCAACAGCCTCAAGCTCTGCACCAGCATCTCTCTCTCTGTTTATTTCCTCAAACACATGACCGTTACCTGGATGATAATGAAGAAATTCCTGTAAAACCTGATCTTGCTTAGCTACTTGTAGCATACCATCTTCAAACACAATAGGTTCTAGAATAGCATTTCCGTCTTGCTCATCTTCAAAAGGTGATCTTTGATTACGAGCGTAACGTAAGGGTTTGTTTACTCCTGTTTCCTCATCAAAATATAATAAAGGGGATCTTGAAGAGTGACGGGAAGATAGCATATAAGATAAAGGAGCTTGATCCTTCGTCAGCTTGTATGCTTTGTTGGTGTACTTTTGTTCACTTTTTTTCATTGTAATAAAATTAAATTAGAGTTTAAAAATAAAAGGGAGAGGTGTTACCCCCTCCCTTCTTGATATACTTCTTAGTCTTGGAATAAGAAGAAGTTGTTTGCACCTAAAGTACATACAGCTCTTTCAGACAAGTAGTTTACCTCCATCGCATCAAGATCAGAAGTTTGAGCACCACCTGCAGAACCTGTAATCCAAGTTTTGTAGCGTCTATCTTCAGTTTCTGAAGCACGGTAACGTACATGTAAGAAAGGACGCTTAGCATTCTTTCCTAAGATTTGATCATAAACAGTAGTAGAACCAGCTGGTACTAACAATCCGTTTACTGAACCACCTACTAGACCACCACGCATTGTTGGGTCGTTCAAGTATTTCCAATCAGTCTTATAGAAATCATAACCTCTACGGAATCCAGTGAAACCTAAGTTTAGAGCCATGTCTTTATCATTATCAAATAGACCATATGAAGTACCGCCAGCTCCGTAAGAGTTTTGAGCAGCCAACATATCATCAATGTCAAACGAGAAATCTCTATTAACGAAGATTACATTTTCTTCAATTGCACCTTGCTTATCAAGTCTTGAAATGATGTTATCAAACTGAGCTAAAGTCGTTGGGTTTCCACCACCGAATACATTACCTCTTAGACCAACAGTATAGAATACACCATCAGAACCGTTCAATCCTGCACCAGAAGCTGCTGCAGCAACACCTTGAAGGAATCCACCTGCACCAGAAGCTGCTTCAGCTGGAACTGCTTCAATCATTGCAGTCTCAAGATAATCGTCAAAACGCAATCTTGTTTCATGCTCAGACTTCATATACCATAGGTATCCAGAAGCACCGTTTTCAGTAGTAACTTCAATCCAACCAATTTGAGCCATGTCAGAACCAGAGACGCTGTATTTGTCTTTGATGATGATAGGCTTATTAGAGAAGATTAAGTCATCAGCTTCAAGAGATCCCAACATTCCGTTAGTTCCTTTGTTGAACTCAGAACCATAAATGAAGATCTCACAACCTACTGCAGCTGCCATTGCTTGACCAGCGGCCTCGTAATAAGCGATAGTTACAGTAGTTGTTCCTGCTGCTACTGCTGCTGCAGTTACAATACCCTTGTTACTAAGTGAAGATCCTGCTGTGCTATCAGAAATCATTACAGTTTGACCAACACGTAAAGCTTGACTAGCTTGATTACCAGCACCACCAAGAGCTGGATTAAAGTTAGATCCCGGACTAGGAATAGTCCAAACCGCACTAGCGACACCCGCTGCTCCTGCAGAGGTTACACCTGTGTATTTAATATGAAGTCTTCCTTGTTCTGCCCATTTGATGAGATCAGAGTTAGAAGGCATTTCTGCACCGACCATTCTAAGGAATGATGAGATGCTACGATTTCCATATCTTTCAAATTCTTTTTCGTAAGTATCAGGTAAGTACTGATTCAAGAAATCAAAGTTTGTGATATAATTTGTGGCCAACGGTACACGTTGGGCACTAGGTTGTAAATCAAAACCTGGGGCTACATTAACGGCCATAATAGTTTTTTTTTAATTATTAGTTATTTTCTACTTCTTATTTTGAGTCCTCTTCCACTGCTGCTTTCTCCAACGGCACGAATTTTCAATCCGTCTTTAGACACTGATTGAGGGGAAGTTCTTACATCCATATTAATGTTTTTCGATTTTTTCGTAACATTATCTACGGCGGAAGACACCCCTTGTTCATAGAAGAATTGAGCAAACTTTTCGGGATTCATCGCAACAGAAAGCGCACGATGGTATCCTTTAGCGTCAGTAATTAATCCTTTATCATCTAAGAATTTAGAGATAAAATTATTAACGTCTGACTGTTTGTTAAGCAACTCTTCAGATGTGCCAGGTTTATAACTAATTTGCGAATCGCCAATACTAAAATCAAAACCTTTGAATTCAGAACTGAATACCTCTTTCGAGCGATTCATAAAATACTCATATTTCCTTTTGTTTTCATCAGCAACATTATCTGATTTGTCAAGGTAACTTTTATAATCGCTTAGTTGTTTTTCTTGATCTTGAGACAATCGGCCCCCACTTGACTCAAGGGGAACTTTATATTTATCCTTTTGATCATTAAAAAACTTCTTCGCTTTCGCAAGTTCTCGTTTTTTTGCTAACTTAACTTTCTTGACATCTCTTGGCTCATCTAAGTCTTCATCAAACCCAAATTTATCCTCCATGATATCTTGAATGTCTATTGCGTCTAACCCTTCTTCGGTAGCAGCAAGGTAGTCAGCCAAGACAGAATCCGCATCCATAGTATCATAGTCTTTTTGCAACTTGTAAAAATCCTCGATACCTCGACCTGTCTCCTTCTTGTATTCAAAATACTTTAACACATCTTCAGGAAGAGAATCGTTTGAATCAACTTTATCAAACAACTGCTCTACTGAGTCAATGTCTTTATCATATCTTTCCTTTATATAGGAAAGAACATCTTCGTCTTGTATAGTTGGACGATCAACTTTTTCTTCTACAACAACATCTTCTGCACTATCAACGGCTACCGATGCAGCACTATCAGTTGTTTCATTTTCTTCAAATTGTTCTTCATGCTTTTTAAGCAGTTCGTTTTCAATTTCTTGTACTGATTTTTCCTCAATCCCATCTAGGGCACGTACTTTTAATTCCATTTTATTTAATTTAATTTAGTTTCTATCTTGGATTAAATTCAGAGAAATCAAACCCGTCCATTGAATCTTCATTTGATTCAAATGTTACTGGAGGTAAATTTCTTTGTCTTTGTTCAATGAGTTTTGATTGTTCGGTATTAGCTTGACTTATTCTATCAGACTTAGCTTTATCTCTTTGATTTTCTCTACCGTCAAGTTGACTCTGTTCAATTCCTTTTAAAGACATTGCATACTGAAACTCAGTTCCCATAAGTTGTTTTTTCAACTCAGCTTCACTAGACATTCTTTCTATATCAAAGGCTACCTCAGCTTGTTTTAACTGCATCTTAGATTGGAGATCTAATTGTATTCTTTGTTGTTCAGCTTGAGCAGCGGCTTGTTGAGCTTGCATCTGCATCTGAGCCTGCATTTGTTGCTGCTGCATTTGTTGTTGCGCCTCTTCTTGCTTCTTACGCTTACGCTTTACCTTAAGAAGTTGATTAGCCATTTTTAAGTTATTCAACTCTCTAATATCTAAAGCATCTTCTAGGTTTATGTCTTGCTTAGATAAAGCCATCTGAATGTTTTGCTCAAGCATAGCTCTTTGCTCTTCATCAGGACTCATATCTATAAAGATTCCAAAATCGTGCAGGTATAGGTTTTTTACATCTTCTAGAATACCAACATTGTACTTGCCAATCTGCATAGCAAATTCATCTTTAAAATCTGCATATTCAAGAATATCTGCTGTTCTAATAGAAAGTGCTTCAGCTAAAGTTTTTGTGATATATAAACTTGAGTTTAAAATATGTCTAGTTGCTGTGTTAGAATTTAACGCGGCTAACTTCTGAACACCTACTAATGCATTTGGATCAGGAGTGCTACCATCTCTAGCTTCATTCAAACCCGTTACAGTTCTAATCATATCCATGTAGTGATTGTAATTTGCTATTAACATTTGCAATTTACCAGCACCACTACTAGATGTTAACTGTTGAATAGGTACTCTAGCATTGTTATATTCTCCGTCTTGTGTATAACTTCTTCCGACTACACTACCTGTTTGAAAGTATAGACGTAAAGCATCCTCTGGATTATAAGCATTACCTGTTCCTAAATCAACTTCATTCAATCCATCAGCATCAATAAAGACACCATCAGGCACAACCCGTGAAACCACTTGTTGTATTTTTAAATGAATCATCTGAATTAAATCAGCAAAAGGAATCATTCTTCTTACTAGAGATTCGTAATTGCCTTTATAAGATCTAGGCGCACATGCAACGTAATTAGGGTAAGCCATTTGACTTGCCGAATTAGGTCTAACCATGTTCTCTGCTAAATCCCACTTTAATATAATGTTTGTACCCATGACCATGATACCATCGTACCATACCTCAATAGTTTTTTCTACTTTTTCAAAGTCTCCTTCTTCCATCATTTCTGGTGGAGGATTGAAGTCATCGTCTTTCTCTACTACTTTAAAGTTTCCATCAGGAGTAGTTTTCTTTTTGTATACAAATTTGTTGGTTGACTTATAATTAAAGTATAACAACGTACATGTATCTCTAGAGAACAAACTGTTCTGATACATCTCTGCTGAATTAAAATAGTCATACCAAGCTTGACTGTATTTGGAAATCTCTTCCATTTCTTCAGGTGTGATATCTGGATTGATTTTAACCAATTCAGTCATAGGAATGGTTTTTACTTCCCCCCAATAAAACACATCTTTAAAATACGGATCTTCAGTATAGCTATATACCACATTAGCTGGATCAACATAGTTGATTTCAACTCCTGCTCCTGGCAAGAATTGATGCTTAGTCATACCTACCCCTAAAGTTGTAATATCATAATCTACTCTCTTACGAATATCATTGTAATGATTTTCCGCAAGCAAAGTGTTGATAGCTTCTTCTTCAGCAATTTCTATTGCTGGCTTGTACTTCATTTGCATGTACAATTGCATTTCCTCGTCGCTCTCTGGAAGTTCGTCTGGATTTGCTGTAAATACATTTACTTGAAAATCTTTTTCAATTTGATTAAACAAAGTTTTAGCGATCATATCGCCTTCGATTATCTCTTGATATTGATTTCTTTTTTCTGCAGACATAGCGTCTTCTGCATACGCCCTTACTTTGAAGAGTCTATCGTTTAGTCCGTTGACAACGATATCAACAAATTTAGGAATAATCGGCACTGGAGTCCAGTCTAAATTTAGATAGCTTAAGTCTCCATCTATTGCTAGTTCATTTTTGTATTTAGCTACAGACTGCTCTCCACGAGAGTACAATCTTAAACGATTAAATTCCGCCCATTGAGTATGAAACCTAGAGCCTCCGCTGTCTTTTCTAAACCACTCGTACTGAATAGCTTGTCCGATTTGCAACCCGTACTCCAATGTTTTCTTCTGTGAATCAGAAGCAAATTGGTTAGGAAACGCAGCGGACTGTAAATTTATATTTACTTCTTTCATTTATCTAAGTAATTCACTAGTCTTATTACTATTATTGTACCTGCCAAAGTTAATGCTTATTTTTGTTTTTTTCTCAGTCGGTGTGTATAAGTGCTTTTGATTAGCCATTACACATAAACCAGAACTAATAGAAGCATCAAATTTTGTTCGGTTACTAATATCAAATTTTGCCCAATCTTCTAAAGTCCTGGGAAAATACATATCTCCCATGTCATCAGAATCTCTATACATCCCTGTTTGATCTAGCCCTACATACTTCTCAATATACGATTCTATTGCTGAGGCGTGAGATTGTTTTACATCTTCACTTGAATTGGGTATACCCCCTAGTTCTCTTTCAGTTTTAGATAATTTATTAAAAGTCTTATCAGGTCTGTTTAAACAAAAATGTCTATATCCTCTATTCTTAAAATGATATAACAATCTAGGCTTATTGTTTTCACAAAGTATTGGCATGCCGTAAAAAATGCAAGCCATTAATACTTCCTCAAAAAATATCTCTGCAGTCTGCGGTCTAGCTATATATTCTAAAAAGAAATGATTGCTAGGTGCGTCATCCATGTTAAACTTAGTTAGTCCGTGTAAAGCACCGTTAGATCCTTTACCAACTACTACGCCAGAAATATCATAAGAATCACATCCGAAAGAACCTATGTGTTCATTGCCGGGATGAAACTTACCACCCTTGTGTATTACATTATTCTGCAAATTGGATTTAGGTATCCAAGTTACAAAAAATCTACCTCTTTTATTTGGAGTCCAAATAACCCTACTATCCTTAATACCGTTATGCCAACTGAACGAACCTTGAGTTATAAATTGTTCTTTTATTAAGGAATCGTTATAGTCTATTTGTTGATATATTTTAGTCAAGTTAAATATAGACTGCTTACTCTCGTCTCTAAAAGCGTGAGACTCTGTTCTAGGAAACTGTCTGTAATATTCGTTTAAAGCATCTGGATCATTTGTCAAAGAACTAACCTCCGCATTCCAATACTCTATAGCTCCTTGTCTTATTTCCTCGCCATCTATACCTAAAGTTTTTTTGTTGGGATTTTTTAAAACAGGCATTCCGTATACATCTATAAACCCTTCCATATTCCATTCCATAGGAATAAATAAACTGTACATACCACTCTTGGTTTGTCCGTTGCCGTTGCGCTTAAGAACATCGGAGTCGTAAAATAAATTCTTAAAATTACTTCCCCCTTTGTCTAAAGCATTAGAAGTAGAACCCATTAAACATTTACCTATAACCTTGCTACCTAGTCTTAAACAAGTCTTAGTAACCCGCCAGTTATTTAATATGTTATCTGGTCTTTCCCATTTACCACTTTCATCATGTAAAAGCAACTGTAGTTTTTCACCATCGTAACTGTTGTCCCCCGTGTTCTTCCAGTCAATTGTAGTGTCAAGACCCTCAAGCTCCTCATCTTCAGTAATATACATGTTCTTTTTTGTAATCTTAGATGCTGGAACACGATAAGCCAATTCTGTTTTAGGCTTGTCCATACCATCTTGTATAGGCTTGAAAAAGAATGGATAGTTATTAGAGATAGGCACTACCTTATCTGTAAACATTTTCTTGGCATCTGACCCCGACTTAGATAGAATACCAACCCTAGAGTTTTTAGCAAGGGTAGCTGTGTTAACACCTTCGCAAGAACTCATAAAGGAAAATCCTGAACGTCTTATTTTTAAATAACACATTCCGAAACTTCTCTTATCAGCTTTACAGGCTTCCCAGTAAATGTAAAATATTCTATTGGCCTCTCGAAAGTCGGGGTTACCAACATCAATCTTAGTCCATTGTAAGTACATGTAGTGTGTCCCTGTAATGTATGTTGGAACACCATCGTTGTAAAACCAGAAACCTGTCTCTCTTCTGTCAAACTCTGACTCAATATAATCTACCCACTTGTTTTTGAATTCTCCAGGCATATCATGCCATTGAAATATAGATTGTATTCTCTTTAGTTCTTTAGGTAACTCTGTAGAATGCCAGAATTGATCTTCTTTTTTATTAGATCTTTTGTAAAGTGATTTTGGTGCAAGGGGAAGTGCAACTCTAAGCCCTGATATATTTATTATATCTCCTATCTGACCAGTCTTTGATATAACTATTATGTCATACTTTTCATTATACCCATACAGAAAAGACTTGGCTCTATTCTTATTGGTTATTACACCCTTTGGTATAACATCCTTTTCAATAAAATATAATCTATTTGGATCTTGATTCTGCAAAGCCTTTAGGTATCTGTTTAGTTGTATCCTCTTTACCTTCTAATTTATTTTTTTCTTCTTCAATTCTTTTAAGAATTTCAAAGGCATCAAATATTGCAAGTTTCTTTGTAGCTGCAGCATTCTTTAATCTATCCGCAGCTAGGTCTTCTTCTAGATCTGGTTTAATAATTTCCTCTTTAGCAACCTTAATCAGTTGCTGAACCGCTCTCATCCCCGCTTTTATTATCTCTTCTTTTAATTCGTTTGAGTTCATTCTTCTGTCTATTTTTTTTACGGACAGGGATTAGTTCTTCATCCTCATTCCATGAATCTTCAAAATATATACGCTTCATAATTTCAGAGCTATACTACTAGTATACATTCTGTAAAGCTTTTCTCCATCTACATTAAATGCGTACTCGCTTTCAGGAATATAAGATATTTCGTCTCCTACTTTTAAGCCTAGGTCTTCTAGTTGTTTGTTAATATACTTAATTGTTCCGAACAATGGTTCTTCTTGACCAGACTTGTTAAGCATATATGCTTTAACAGGTGAAGGCTTGATAAAACAATACTTGTCGTATCCATACCATTCTCCATCTCTACCGTATAAAAAAAACTGATCAGGATCAATTAGAAATAAATTGTCCTTAAAAAAACTTTTACCGCTTTTCTGCACGCCCTTCATGTCGTTGTAAAACTTAAAGACATTGTGATGCACTAGCATGGTGTCTCCAATCTTTACCTCTCCAGTATATCCTATGGGCACGTTTAAGACCTCTGCGAAGCGATTAGAGGCTACGTGATCTTCTTCTGATGTACTTATAAGAAAATCCACATCGCCCATCTTAGATACGTTGTCGTACCTTCTGTCGTTAACTGGTCTAACCAAAAAAGAATATGGTGATTGCATATTTTTTAAGAGCCGCAACCAACGCAATCAATGTATGAATCGGTTGGCTTAACTCCATTTAATTTCATTTGAATATTATGAATCTCATCTGCAATTTCCATCTGCTCTCCAAAATCTTCTGTTTTTGATTGTTGAAATTTTAACTCTTCAACGCGAGAGGTCATTGCTTCTGTAGTCATATCTAAAAATTTATATTGTACTCTAAAGAAATAGGTAGAGTTTGTTTAAACTCTTTCCATAACAAAACTTCATTTGATTTATGAATCCATATTTTATAAGATTCATTAAACGCATCTAATTGAATTAGATGTATTACATAAGATCCTCCAAGCACATCTTGCCCTACAATATAATGCATTGCTCCAGACTTATAATCTGCGCCTATCGAAATCTTTCTAATGTCCATCTAATTAAAATGAAGATCCTATGGTTAGAATTCTGTAACTGATGTTAAAATATAACAATCCATTACCCTGAGATACAGCTCCTGTAGTGTTAAGCATCAAAGCTGTATTTGGAGCAATATCTCCAGTGCTTATTGCTATTTTTCTCACTACATCAGTTGCTGAATTTATTGTAGTAATAGGAACGTTTCCAAATGATTGAGTGCTAATGTCTATAGTAAGGGCTTGATTAAAATTATAAACCACTCCTTTATTATCTACATAACAATCTAAACTTAAAATATCAATAACTTTCCCAGCTCCTGGAGCAGAAATCAATGTTTTACCAGTAGCTACTAAATTTAACAATTCGGCAGAAGTAATACTCACGTTCGCAACCAAAGTGTTTAGCCCAAACAAAGTCTGTAGTGTAGATACCTTACAAGATTTTGTTTTGTTACTATTCTCTGCATCCGTTAGAATGAAAAAATCATTCGCATCAAGGTTAGAACCTATATTTGGATACGCCGTGGTATTACTTATTCTTGCCATTTGTTTTTATATTTCTTCAGCTTCTTCTACAGCTTCGGTTACCTCACCTGTATTCAAATCAATTACTGCTTTATCACCGTACTTTTCAGATAAAGACTTTTCAGCTTTCCCGAATTCAGCTTGAACTTCATCAAGTCTTGCTACACATCTTGTTTGAGTAACTACAGCGTCTGCAATTTGCATTTTTAAATTACCAAACTCTTTGTTTAGTTCTTGAATTTGCTTTAATTCTTCAGGATTTAATTTCTTATTGTCCATAAGGATTTTATTTTATTTGATTAATAATATACAAATATAAGTAAAAGATTTTACTTTATTCGGCATCTGGAGGTGTTGGCTCTGGGCCTATCTGCATTGTAATAGAAGTAGGCGTGATAAGCAAAGCTACTGCTGCTGTAACCCCTGTTTCAATACCTGTTACAGATTCAGCACCCATTGCCGCTTGTGTCCATGCTACCACCTCAGCATTTGTAAGGTCTTCAATAGGAGTGAAGTCAGTGATATCACTTGTATCTAACACTTGTGTGCCTATAGACGTTGCTGAATAAGCGTTGCCACTAGGGTCTAGCTCTGAAGATGTTCCGGTTACGATCCAGTGTACATTGTATACTACATCTGTGTAATTTTGATCTGTAGGGTATACGTCTACCGTCTTACAGTTCCATGTGATTGCTGTTGCCATTGTTTATTTATTTATTTATTAACTTATTCTTCTAACTGAAACGGTGCTTTTCATACCGCTAAATGCGTTTTTAATTGTTATGTTTTGC